TCACCCTTCTTGATTTCAAAGTCTTCCGTACCATGATTGAATAGGACGACCTTGACTTCACCGGTATAATCAGGATCAATAACACCTGCACCAACGTTAATACAGTGCTTTACAGCCAGGCCAGAACGAGGAGCTACACGTCCATACACACCATCAGGGATGGACAGTGCAATTCCAGTTCCAACTAAAGCTCGCCCCGCTTGACACGGTACAGTCGCATCTTCGGAGCTATACAGATCATATCCCACAGCACCATCAGAACCACGAGTAGGCAGACGAGCATCATAAGATAGCTTCTTAACTCCCAGAGGTGCCATCTACTTCTCTTTCGGGTGTTTCCCTTAAGCTTATTGATGATCCCCTGGGTGATATACCCCTTCTTCTACGTTCTTTAAAAACAATCTTTAAACAGAAATACGGCAAAGTATATAATATAGCACCCGCCCCAACTATGTACAGTAACATGTTATAATACAAGATAAATAGTTACATACATGGCTATAACCTGTTCTCTTGAAATTTTATATTTCCATGTTGGTAATGTTGCAATAATAAATATTACTGCTAACAATGTCATGAGCTGCACTGAAAGTAAAGGTGTTACATTATTGGGTTTATAGTTCAACATGATGGGATAAAATATCATATGACCCAATATAACCCCCAACTTTTCTACTATAGTTCTTTCCTGAAAGAATGTGTCTGTTATACCAATAAAAGAAATAGGAATCATGTGCTGTATGATCAAAGATCTAAGATTAGGAAAGTTGATGTATAAAACACATAATGCCGGAATGACATAGGTCGATATAAATTTTAACGCGTGTTTAAACATCTACCATATATGTAGATATTTACTTACGATACTTGTCTTTTTCTTCTTCGGGAAGATCTCGCCACATTTGACCCATCTTCTTTCCGATGGCACCAAAACCAATTCCTGGATTTTCCTTAACAACAGATTCACGGACCTCTTTGCAAAATAAAACGTATGGACCAGGTTGACGCTTGGCCTTTGGCTTTTCATCATCGGTGCCACCTCGAAGCCTTAGAACAAGGTGTAGAGTAGACTCCTTTTGAATATTGTAATCCGAGAGAGTGCGTCCATCTTCAAGCTGCTTGCCAGCGAAAATAAGTCGTTGCTGATCGGGTGGAATGCCTTCCTTGTCTTGAATCTTAGCCTTGATGTTGTCGATCGTATCGGACGACTCAACCTCAAGGGTGATAGTTTTTCCAGTGAGAGTTTTCACAAAGATTTGCATACTACTACTATGTTACATTTAATTCTTAAAGTAGATCATCTAATTGATCCTTTAATTGTTCCTTTTCAATTTCTAACGCACGTCTCTGGGCCTCTACCTTAGCATTCATTTGGTTGATATAATCAAGATAGAATTCCCTCTCTTCATTATCTCCTCCACGAAATTGTACCGGAAAGTTTGACATCAAAGATTCCCATGTAAGATCATGAATCAATAATCCCATCCTAATCGCTTCATCTCTAATCGCGTCTCTTTTTACACTTTCCGTTACATTTTTACGTGTTTTTAAAGTCTTTAGTTTATCGTCAATTATATGAATACGCATTTCTATTTCATGAATACTTCTAGAAGACCTGACCAACTCCATCTGTGTTCTAATGGGTCTCAGATTATCTGGTGGAAGAACTACTTGAAAAGGAACGTTGACTGGTAGAGACCTTCTATCAATCATGGGAGGATCATCATTCTTAGGAAATTTTTCATATATCTGTTTTAGGTTATCAGTCATTTCCAGATAAGCACCGTCCGGAATCATGCTGGAAACCTCATCGAGACTTCTCATAAGACTCTTGATATTATCCATTACTATCTATTGTGGTTTATGTTTTAAATTTCTTTATGATTGTGATCAATGTCAGTAACACCGGGGGTACGTACACGTTCATAAGCAAGATATTTACATCATCTAGACTGACAGATTTTCCTCGAATAAACTTGGATATGATATTCTCAACCAATTTGTCCACTATTTCGTCAATAGGGCGTATGATATAAGGGATCATTAGTATGGACATGACAGTTGGTATAGAATTATTGTCTGTACCTGACAGAAACTTTATAGTGTTAACAACAAATCCAATGACCCCACCCGGCCAATAATACGACGCAAATAAATGCCAACAAAGTGTTTCTGTTGTAATAAACAATGTCTCTTCAAGTTTATTTTCATCATTCATTTCATATGTTTGTTGGCTTTTATCCAATGTATCGAATAAAACATAACTACCTGTTACACAATATGAAGCAGGGAGACCCCAATCAGGTAAATAGTTTTCAAGTGCTTCACCAATTTCGTTGGCATATCCCATGTACCGAAGCGATGTTTCGCGATAAGGATCTAATCGTTTACGCGTCTTAAGAACCCGCCGATATACTCTCGGGGGTAAAGGTAGACGTGCTACAATATTCATCCATATACGTCTATTGTTAGACATCTTTATATTTCCTCTAATCTTTCTTTAGCCTCTTCCAGCCATAGTATCTTCTTCTCTATAGCTTCTCGGTATTTGGATCTAAAATCATTTTCAACTTCTATGTATGTTCGGCAGAGTTTAGTAAGAAGCTTAGGTTCGAAGTACTGTTCACCTTCATCTGGATCAACGTTATAGATGCGACAATAATGTCTTAGTACACGGGTTTTTAAAGGCTTTGATATACGACGTATCGACTTATAGTTTACCAGTTCATTTTCTAAATAGTTGATCTGGCTATATATGAAATCTATGTCGAATTCCAATGCAACATCTATGTAATGGTTATAAAAGTAACTTGTAATACCATCATTTTCACTGGGGGGTAAAATTCTAAAGTTATCGTAATCAAAAAAACTTTCTGGGTCCGATCTCTTATTGTAAGCAGTCTTCAAATAATTACAAATTTCAAGGTAATCTCCTTCGGGTATTAGTGTTGAATTTCGATCTAACACCTGCATAGCTTTCAGCAGATTTTCCATTACTTTTACTTATTTTAATTTGTCTAAGTAACTTAACGGATGTACAATAAGAACAACGTCCAGACAGGTATAGTACATATCGGATATGGGAACTTTCACAGAGCACATCAGGCCGTCTACATCGACGAGTACATGGAACTGACTGGCGATCTTCGCTGGGGTATCGTCGCAGTCAATCTAAGAAATGAAGGCTTTAGAGATATACATGACTACATCGTAAAGACGCCTTCTACTTACAAACTAGTTAGGTCACATCTTGATTATGTAGATTGGACCAAAAACAGAACTGTAGCTAAACACATGCTTACATTACCAAGTGTTCATTTGATTACGATAACAGTCACAGAAAGTGGATATAGACCTGGTTCTCCTTTGTTTGAATATTTAGCATGTGGTCTCAGGAACAGGAAAACACCGGTAACCATCTTGTGTTGTGACAATATACGCCAAAATGGTTTAGTTCTCAAAACACACTTTTTAGCCTACCTTTATCACACCAACCAATACGAACTTGCTGAATGGATAAGAGAAAATGTGAAATTTCCTTCGTGTATGGTCGACCGAATTACACCACGGTCAACAGAAAAAATGAGAAGAGAAGTCGAAAGGATATTTCCAGGTTATGGGTTCAATGCAGTTCAAACAGAAGAATTCACACAATGGGTCATAGAAGATAAGTTTGCATCCGACTTTCCAGATTTAACACAAGTTGGTGTTACAATAACAGATAACATAGAACCATACGAAGAAACAAAAATAAGAATTTTAAATGGTGGGCATACGTCCTTGGCATATTTGGGTGTTTTATCCGGATACAACACATTCGATGAAGTAATGAACGACAAAGATCATAGGGAACACTTTAAAAAATTACAGATGGAGGAAATTGTTCCATCGATCGACAATGATTTACCATTTGATGTTTATGATTATGTAGACACAATTGAAAAACGATTTACGAGTTCTACTAATGTTGACGACTTAGAACGCATATGTATGGATGGATTTACAAAATTCCACACCTTTATTGTTCCGTCTCTCCGTGCATGCCTGGAAAAGGGTAAACGACCAATACACATTTACAAAAGCATAGCTGCGTGGTACATATATGCTCGTAAATTTGCAAGAGGGTGTAGCAAAATAAAATACACTGAACCTAATTGGGTATTACTTGAACCTTTGCTGAAGGATGGGGAGATAGATAGCTTTGTATCAAACGAAAGATTATGGGGTGATATTCCAAAAAAGCATATTACATTTACAAGAGATTTGAAGACTATTCTATTGTCACATACATACGAAAAAGAAATAGATCTCATCGGTGAATAATATCAATCTACTTCCATTGGAGTTGCAAACTGGAAATTTCTGATTTCCCGCATAAGATTTACCCATGATTCATTCTCTTCCTCGACAGGTTGATGCATCCCACCCGGGTAACTAGATGTATCACCACTTGGCCAATTCACATCAACCCACCATCCATCCTCATCATGTCGTACTTGAGTAGTAACTGGACCGGTAGATGTAACCAGTCTATCATAAACATCTCTGGGCATCTGCTCAACAACAGCTTGCAAAGGAATATCCGGTACAGTGTTGAATGTATATCCCGGGTGTTCCACTTCAGGTTCAGGTTCCATGTTATCAGTTTCACTCCATTCTGCATCCAGAGTATCAATGAATTGACGAAGTCTTTCTTGTTCAGCATCATCAAACGGAACGAATGGTCGAGGATATGCCATTGGTTCGTTCTGGTCAAGTAAAAATGATGGTGGTTTTACTCGTTCCCGAATTTCAGCAACCGTATTGACCAACTCCAAATAGTCCCCCTCCGGGATATTCTCAGAGTTCTTGTCCAACAGCTCCATAATTTTGTGAAAGCGGTCCATGTTTGAAAGTTGAGTATTCAACTTTCCTGTATCGACTTAGGTTTCCATATTTTGTTCTATTTACAAACAAAAGGTTTTCGAATGTGAAAATGTCATAATATTCAACAAAATGATGATCTAACAACGCTTCGATCGGTATCCATGCGTATCGTAGTATAAAGTCTATGTCAGTTGGTTCTAGATCAGGAAAACGTTTTGATACATAGTTAAAACGTTCTTGTACCAGATTTATACAATTCAGTAAAACGTCTCTATATGTTTCACCACAGTCTCTGAAAACTTCTTCTAATATTCCCTGAAAAACGTCTTCACAGTTTTCTCTGTTCCATTTCTTTTTCAATCGTATCATACCATCGAAGCACATGGGTTTTCTACACATGGGGCATGTTGAGTTACCTTTGTAAAGCCATGATTTTGTACAAGAGTGACAAAAACTATGACCACATTTAAATCGACATTTGGCAGTCTGTTCATAGCAAACTGGGCATTCCATTACATGTGTCCTAAACTATAATTGCTAAGATCTCTAAATGAGTTTGATTTTCTCTTTATTCGCTTTTCAATGAACTTAAACTCTTTGTACAAGTCGTCGATGTCAATTGTAATGTTGTCATATATACGTTTTACTTTTGTAGTAAAACTATATAACAACTCCAAGTCATCGTCACTTGTCTGGAGAACTCCTCTTTTATTCACAAAATGCATTAAACTTTTGCATCTTGTGTATAAATAATCCAATTGTTCTTTTTTTGTTTCCGAGTAGTCTTTTTCGGTTTCAATATAGCGTTTTTCTCCACACTCATTAACAGCCTCGATTATTTTACACTTTGAAAGTTTATGCATAAGTGATTCTTTATTTAACAATGATGGTTCTTCAAAATATTTCGGGGTAAAGACATCGATGAGCGAACGTATGAAATCGAAGGGCATTTTTTAGGTGCAGGGGGTGGTTCAATAGGAACTGTGCAGTAAAGAACTTCTTCCCAGATCTTCCGTTGAACGTCTGGACAAAGAGGTGCGGTAGCTTGAAGAAAAGCGATTCGGAGTTCGTCGGATGCCAAACCTGGGATACCAAGTGGTTTCTCCGAATGAACGAACGTGGAATTGAGTGGAATAACGTATTCAGACATTTAATCTACCTTCTTACATTTCCAAAGGTTACTTAGGTAAGAAAAGCGTGACTTTTCTTCAGGTTCGGGTTGGGGTTCGGGTTGAATTTCCTCATCAGATTCAGAATCGGGATCCAGTCGCCTGTTAAGCCTGAGAAGTTCGAGTTCGATGTCAAGAAACACTCGAAATGGTGCATTCCATAAAGCAGTTTTAATCCAATCAGTGAAGTTTACAATATATTGAGGACCCATCTCACAAACAGTGTTGAAGATAGCTAGAAGAAGCATTATATACTTACTCATCATTTTCTTTTTTAATTGTGTTGTACTTCTTCTCACTTGTGTCATAAGTTTCAATACTATCTTTGATCAGCATGTCTCTCACCATATCATATAAAACAGCTGATAGTGCCAGTTTGTAAGACAAGAAACCAACAAGTGTTGCCCCATAATCAAAATCAAAACTAAAAGGTGCACTGTTCCACGACATCTCAAATACTGCGAGACTTATCGGAGCTAGGAACTGCTTTTGAAATGGGGAATTTTCAATATTATCAACATGATCTTCAAGAAGGGAAATGTACGTATACGAACTAAAAGCTCCAAGAACCGCGGAAAGTCCCTCTGTAGATCCTTGTGTGATGAAATAAGATGTTGCAATAACAGATCCGTACCCAAATGTTGTATCTTTCAGTTTCCTTTTTAGTTTATTATATTCTTTCTGACTGGAAAGGCATAAGGGTCTAAATGTTGAAAGAGCAAGGGCCATTTATTTGTTATCTCCTTTGTTCTTTATTAGATTATATGTGTCGACCCAAACTATGGCGGTTAAAAAGGAGTTGAGTGTAATAATAAACTTCGCTATCGGAGGCACCATATTATAATATTAATCAATAATAATATGCCGTGTGATTTCTGCAAAAAGAAATGTGGTATACCAATTGACTGTCCATATTGTCCGGGAAAGTTTTGTATGAAGTGTATGCATTTAGAAAAACATAATTGCCCGGGAATCGAAACAAAAAAAGAAAAGGAGAGACAGTCTCTAAAGGAAAAGATATCTTACGAGTGGACTCCTAAGCACTTAAAGATTTAACCCCTAAATAAACCAGTAGTTCTTTAGGCTCAAGCCCCAACGCCGGGGGGTCGTTGATGGGATAGTGTCATGGGTTCTACTATAAAGCTAAGATGCCCGAGTGGTCTAAGGGGGCGGACTTAAGACCCGCTGACGCAAGTCTCGTGGGTTCAAATCCCACTCTTAGCATTATTCCTCTGTAGCTCAGTTGGTAGAGCGACAGGCTGTTAACCTGTAGGTCATCGGTTCGAACCCGGTCGGAGGAGACCATGCTCCTATAGTGTAGTTGGTAAACACAGTGGACTTTGAATCCACTACCCCTGGTTCGAATCCAGGTGGGAGCTTATTCAAGTGGAGAGGGGGGTCGGTGTCCTAGACTTTTGGGACAAAATATTGAAATACAGGGCATCGACAATGGCCAACTCTAACTCAAAGCTTGAATAACCGTGATTATCTGGTAGGCGGGTGCCTTTTTAGGAAGTCCCACACTTCGTACCCAGTAATCACAAACCGGATCATATGTGGGAGACTCTTAAGACTGTTCACCTTAATGAGGCTCCCCGAACAAGCATATGTGATGGCCCTTACCCTCTCTTAGCTCAGTCGGTAGAGCAGTGGACTGTAGTTCCAATGGTCACTAGTTCGATTCTAGTAGAGAGGATCATTCCTCTGTAGCTCAGTTGGTAGAGCGACAGGCTGTTAACCTGTAGGTCATCGGTTCGAACCCGGTCGGAGGAGACATACCTTACGAAATTGATTTAATACTCCATTTCGTAAACGTATTTAAAACCTTGAATTGTAAACTATACATGACTTCTGTTGGTCTCATTGGTCTTGGTGCAATCGGTGGAAATCTTGCTTACAATCTTCAGCGTACTCGCGACGTTCATGTTTATGAACGTTCACCTGAAAAGGTAAAATCGATTGCGAATAGTAGTCCCAAGATACATGGATATAACGACATTGAATCTTTTGTTGATGGAATGGATACACCGCGTACGATTTTTACATCTCTACCAAATGGGGATGCAACTGATAGTGTAGTAAATGCACTGTTGAAAAAGTTGGATCCGAATGATACTATTATTGATACTTCAAATGAACACTACAGAACGTCTCGTGTTCGAGGATCCAAATGTAATTCCAAGGGTGTAAATTATGTTGGTGCTGGCCTATCTGGTGGTGCGGTTGGTGCTCTTACCGGACCAGCTCTAATGATTGGTTGTGAAGAAAAGGTGTTTGATGAAAATCAGGAACTGTTTTCAAGCTTCTGCCGAAATTATATTCATATGGGTAACGACTACGGCATTGGACATTTTACTAAGATGGTTCACAATGGGGTAGAATATGGAATGCTACAAGGTGTAGCTGATGTATTTTCCTATTGTAACCAAGATACCCATTACATGTCGGAAACATTGCATAGAGTTATGGATACAGATGCAAATGGCTATATTGTAAACTCTGCAAAAAAGGTTATTGGGGAATATAACCTGTCAAACATACTCGACGTAGCTGAAATGAACAACACGGGTTCATGGACGTCTCAAATCGCTCTAGAGTATGAGATTCCGACACCGGTTCTGAATGCAGCTCTAAATGCTAGGCTTACGAGTAGAGATGTCAAGGCACTTAACGTGAATCAACATCTCAACTACGCGTTTGATAGTGGCATCGGAGCATCTACCCTTCGATTCGTATTTGCTATGGCTCTAATCGAAGGGTTCAAAGTTATGAACACTCGAAATGTAGACAAAAGAAAGACAATGAATGCTTGGTCGAATGGGACCATCATTGATTGTCCAATGATTACTAGTAATTGCTATAACATCATCGAAGAAACCGTGGATGATGCACGGATATTTGTCATGTACTGTACTTCGGCGAGTATTCCTTGCCCCGCAGTACAAGCTGCTCTCACTCAATTTGATTTCATTCATCAACGTAAAACTTCCATCAACTTTCTAATGGCTCAACGCAATTTTTTTGGTCAACACTCGATTATTGAAAAGTGATCCCATAAACATTTGATCTCTTCTTCATCAAGGAAAAAAGATTCATCACGCGTCCGTATTTTCTCAAATAATTTTTCGTATGGACAAGGACCGCTACTCAAGTTGTAAAAGTCGGAGTGATTAATGTATATCCCTTTCTTTTCATCAACCATCTTCGCTATGTCAGCTTCTAACAGTATGTCGTCATATTTCAAAGATATTCTACATTGTGTAGGAGCAAGACCTTTGTATGCATCTGTCTTTAGTATTTTCGTAATCCTTGGTTTAATGTATCGCATTTCACGTAAGATTTCTCTTCTACTTTTATTTGTGTATTTTGTCAAGACCAATGCAAACAACAAGACGCAATGACTTTGATACATGTCACGAACTATACCGACACTATCAAAGTAATTAATCCGGTTGTTTATATCAGCACTTTCATGTAAAATGACTTTAATCGACTCGAGGTTATCAGGTGTCTCAATCCTATCCAAAACGGATTTACCAAGGTAATGATCCGCGTATAGAACTTTCAGATTGTTTTTCCTAACAAATGATTGTATAGACTCGAAGTCTTCGAATGAATGACCGTGTGGTTTTTCAAGTATGTACAAAGGATCCACCATGTTCAAATAAGGTGTCACATTCTCTCTAAAATTATGTGTTGGGATAGCCATATAAGCAACAATATTGGAAGTGTTGTCTAAATGTTTCAGGTTGGCTACCTGTTTCCTAGAGATTGGTGTATAAGGACATGGAATCTTTTCCAGTGCAGGTATAATTCTCGTCTGAGCTAGGTGACCTCTGGCTCCAAACACGAGACAATGATTCATCCTGGTTAAAACTATGAAAATAATACCAATATATAACATGAACCCTGTTAAAATTCATGATATCGCAACAGCAGCATTTCTGGTTCCATATTCAGTTTTATCCATTGGTGAGTTGGTGTTTGGGTATGTGATCTATCCTATGTTTTTAACACACGCTTTAGCGATTCACATGGTTTATGATTTACTTTGGATTACTATTCAACCCAAAGTTATACCATCTCTCCGAAAATTGATTATCCTTCATCACATCATGGTTCTCCTTTTCCTCCTACGACCTTTTATGCACCCAGAAGAATCTAACTTCACAGCAAGATTAAGTGTTGTGGAAATTGACACCACCGTTTTAATCTTACGTAGACTGGTACCAAAACATAGTGTTTACTACATTTCCTTGGACAAACTTTATCTTGTATCAAATCTCATGATACGAGTGTACTATGAAACTGTAATGTCTGTAATGGTGTGGTACATGTTTAAATATCATCCACTCATTGACAGGTTACATGTAGTAGGATGTCAGATCTTTGTAAACATATTTAGCTGTGGAATTTGTGCATTGACTTTCTCCAAAAGAAATCCCGCTCTTAAACAAGAGTAATGACAAGATTAAGTCTTGTCGTAATTATTCTATGCATGTCAATAAAACGCAAGAAGAAACCGGGTAAAAAATTACCAGCACCATGGGTTTAAAACTTTAATGATACATTATCATATATGAGGTGTGTTGCGTATTCATCAAATGACTCGTATAAACATAGGTTAATCAAGACAAGTCAAAATGTACTCAACGATGTATACGAAAAGAAATCTGCAGAACTGGAACCAAAACGAAAAGAAAATTTGAGACTTCGTTTACGCTTCAAAGAAGCTATAAAAGAAGCACAAGATATCTGTGAAATTGAAGGAAAGAAGGCGAAAGAATGTCATTTAGCATGGTATGAGGTTGATGAATTAGAAGACGCGATTAACCGATACTATCCCGATCTATAGATATAAGTGCCGGTGTGTCATCATAGCTGTAGTAGTGTATAGAAATACCAAACTTATTTCGTAAGTGATAATTTAATTCAAAGTTTATGGTTGAACGCCAATGATACAAACTTGTAGAAAAATACTCACATCTGTCCTCGGAAAATGATCTATGTCGCATCGTCGGTCTTTTTCTAAACTCATTCATCGCATAAGACACACAAAGTGGTATAGGACTTTTCTTATTTTTTACTGACTCAAGTATGTCAATAACGTAATATCCATGCAAGTCGCATATTATGTTAGTGTGCATGTCAGGAAATCCTCGAATAAAAGCCTCAAAATCGGCATTACTTGGTAGCGTTGCGAAGATTTCGTCTTTTTCCGATATTTTAGAGTCGTTTAACGCAACTCCCGGGTGTGTATGATATGTTATAGTAGTTGGCCAGACGTCTTCTATTTCATTTATAGAAACGGTATCTCTGTTTTTAGATGTTGTGTGTGTTAAATCACCAAATATGTATTCATTTTCATTACATTTTAAGCTAATACCACCAGCGTACTCCCACTTATTTTTTGTAGAAAGTCTACTGACTTCTTTCAGTTGTTTGACGACTCTTTTGGGTAGTCTCAGGTTTTCTTTTTTGTACATAGTTGGATGCACCAAAGATAATGTGTGCATGTCCTGTAATTACTGAGAAAGTTCCTCCAGCCTGGAAATAGTACCAGTGTCAAGGAATTCATCAATCTTGTTGCAGATGGAAGTTCCGAAACCACGGAGATGCTTTACATCATCACCAGAAGTTACGATGTAGTCAAGATCGCTAATCTTTTCAGCTGCGTTCCAATAAGCCTCGGACTTGTACATACCCGGCTCAAGGTTTCCAAGCTTGGTGAGTACCTTAACAAGATCAGCGTTAAGGTCCTTTTTGAGGAATTGATCAATCTTTCGGGCAATGCTCGGGCCAATGCCAACAACCTTCTTAGGACCATCAGCCAGTTCCTTCGCAGTCTTGATTCGGAAGGGGAGATGATAAACAGCGTCAGCGGCCCTGAAGTAAGCTTCCTTCTTGAAACGATCAGGAACTTCGTCTGCACAAGTGCAGAGCATGTCATAGATGTCGTGGTTGTAGGATACAAAGTATTCCTCATCGGTGTCAACATCATACTCGGTTAAGTCTGATTGATCAGATTCCGAAACGAAAGAACCGCGATCGTCATTAGATGCGACAGATTCAGAGTCGGAGTCGGAGTCGGAGTAAGTGTAATCAGAATCTTGATCCTCAATGTACTCGTCAATCTTGGAAGCGATACCCGGACCGATACCGCGGATGTTGCGAAGGCTTTCGCCACTCTCAACTGCGTAAGAGAGAGATTCGATGGTGCTGGCAGCCCTTCTGTAAGCTGCCTCCTTGTAGAAGTCGGACGTTTTGTCGGCAATACCGTTGAGGAAGTCAACAAGACCTTGGTTCACACACTTCTCGGTGACTCGAGCAGTCGTGTGGTACAGAGACTTGAACTTCATGTCATTGAGTTCGTTGAGAGCATTGACCTTTTCTTCGTTGGCTTCGGTGAGCATCTTCTTGAGCTGCTCGATCTTGGTGCGAGACTCTTCGTTGAGCTTCTCGAGCTTGAGGATGTAATCAGTGATGGAAGACATTTTCATGGAGATGTTGGACATTTGATGTCGATACCCCTGATTTGTGCTTACTTAGGTTGTGTTATTTTGTTTTTTTTTCAATTCCATTCGGGTGATATACAAAGATAAAGATATAACGACTACTTTAGTAAATGTTGGCTATTGCTCAACCTGTCTATACACAAAAAGTACCCGTAAAACTACAATCGCGAAAAATCAAAAAACGTCCCGTGAGGTCTGTCAAAGTTCAAGCGGCTCTCCCAGATCCGGATCTTGTGAACTATAGCCTCTTTCAACTAACATCTTGGGTCCTTCCAATGACTATTGCTGGTAGACTCCTTAAGATGGAGTATTCGGAAATCGGTATCGGACTTGTTGCACTCGGGGTTGCTAAAACGGCACTAGCAACTGGAAACGTCATTCATTATTAACATTTCTTTGACCATAAACTGTATGTACATGGAAAATTGTCTTTGAATAAATCAATATACTCATTCAATAACTCCTCTTCTTTCATGTCCAGTTCGTCTATAATACGCGAATCTGGAGATAAACCCAAATGTATGGAGTTAAAATAATCTAAACGTCGAGTAAAGACCAAAAAGATCTTCTCTGACAATAATTTCTCGTTACCCAATTTTAAAACCCTAATTTCTTCTCGTATTCGATCTAGATGAACCATTGTACTTTATAAAAATATTAATTACTCGCGCGTTCACATATGTATTCAGGATTTATCTTGGCCCTATGTTCTATGTGTTGTCTGCATATGAACGTGTCGTAAGCTTTCATTTTACGATCCATAAAAACAGGTAAACCTTCTACAAACATAGAAACATATACAATTTTACTGGGTATCGGAAACTCACAAATATCCGGCATTTGTCTATGCATTTTTGAGATGGGTGCTAAACGCACTTCATTATCTTTTAGCTTTTTCTGTTCTATTTCACCTTCCATTGATATAGAACCACCGGGTGTTGGAATCATACATTTACACATCTTTAACATATATTTTGACCATGGTACTGTACGGATCTTAAATTTGACGTGTTTGTCTATAAGATTTATAAATTTTAGACGGGGTGTGGCGTCTTTGATGTCTTCTTTAAAGTATTTACTTGGTCCGTGTACCAATGTAGGATGTCTTTGTCTATATTCCAACGACTCTTCAATTGCTGCATTTTCGTTGAGAGATTCGTTATCATCTTCTGTGTCAGAATTAAACACATAAGCAATTCCTAACAGAGCCAGGCCTGGTAAAATCACTTGCATTTAATAATGAAACAGAAATTTGTTTAAAGATAACGCAACTTTGTTTATAAATGTTTACCTTAAAGCCTACTTTAGTACGACCAAAAATCGCAGTTAAAGCAAAGAAGAATGAATTTGTAGAACCCGCCGAAGCACCCGGTGAGGGAAGGCGTCGCCCACCAAATGAAAAAGAGAATGAAGATTCTAAAAAGGGTGTTCATCCCATCAAGAAGTTTATCATGGATAAGTTTGGAATCGAAGAGATTGATTATGAAAAGTTCAACAAAGAAAACAAGTGGGCCATTCGACCAAACAAAGATAAAGAGGACGAGTAAATAAAATGTATGTTGCAGTCCTATCACATATGTGCGATGGGTTTGATTCCATATATGTTACACTATCTTCAAACAAACTCGTGGATATCATACACAGTATTCAACAACGGGTTATTGTTCCATATTTTGTTTCCTAAAAACGCAGTGGTTAAATGGTACGATATCATCTGTAACACTGGACTTATAATCTATGTTAACATCTATGCATCAGACCCATTTGTATTCTTGTGGTCGTGTGCGGCGTGTACATGCTTCATATGGAATCAAGTATATATCAAGCATGAACTGTTCAAAGCGTTCATTCATGTAATATGTGTACAAGGGTTTCTATTCAAGGCTCTTGAACTATCCGAAGTCTAGCACGTTCATCGAACCCATTCAGGGACAACTTACCTTCATCTATCATCTTTTTGATTGTTTCTCCAACCTTCATATTATCCTCCCAGACCTGATCATTCTTAGGGTCAGCTGGGAGTGACGGCATAAATGCCATGAACGCAACCATCTTCTGTGCCATAGATAGTTCACGATCCTGGATTATCCTTCTAATGTGTACGGGAATATTGTCTACGCTCATTACATTTTACTTGGGGTTATTCTTTAATAGTACCACTGCGGGTATAGACCCCGGAGGTGGTTTCTTACAGAATATTTTACAGTCACAACAGTCTTTTCTACACACTAATTCTCTCTTTTTTGCATAACACTTAGATGGTAACATGATATCCTTAGATAGGTACCTAAGTATCTGATCTACAAGTATCATGTTTACTTATTTTTAGATTTAGGTTTTTTTCGAGACTTTTTTACTTGTTTAGCAGCACCTATCACAGCAGCAGCACTGGCTGCGGCCTTCGAAACGAGAGCTCCTGTACATATCGGACACGGCATTTATTATTATCCAAGAAGTTAAAAGATAACCGTTATTAAATTAAAATGAATATCATTTTCCCCGTTCGTTCTTACACGTTACGTAAAGTAAATACTCGTGCTATATCCGATCCAGATCAATATGATATTGAAATCAATTCCGCTCGTGGATTTTCGGTTCCTAAACCAAACCGTCTAAAGTCTGTGAAAATGCAAACCTTAAAACGGGTTGATAATATGGTGTATGATCCCGATCAATACGACCCAGATGCTAACCAGAGGTCTCGATATTCACCACCCATGGATGAAGCTTCTCAACTTATTGACAATCTTCGCACACCCATGGACTCGGATCAGGTAACTAGAAGTGAAGTTCTCGAAGCACAGGATTTTTGGGCACAATCCATCGTAGATATTTCTACTTCATTTCTATCCGGAGGAGATTACGTTAGTCTTGCTGGTCAACGTGCAAGTGATTTATATGGATATGACCACTCAAACGTACTTTTCAAGCCCACTAAAGCTGTAGAAAAGCAATTTCGACCCACAGCCAATGATGCCATGTCTTACTTTGTGGGTCATGATGCTGTAATTAGTGGCTACAAGGAAGATCAAGGTTTTGCAATCAACGCAAAGAAGGGTTTTAGTAAGGTTGTATTCAATAATCATCAGATTGATTGTCATAACCAGGTAGCAATTGCCATGGGTACATATGAATTTACTTGTGCAACAACTGGTGAAATCTCAGAAGTTGAATACACATTTGGATATAAACGTAATCCCGATGGTAAGGTGCGTATTTGTTTGCACCATTCTTCCATTCCTTATGAACCAGGTAATAAAACATCTCACGTGAAACAAGTGGAATCATCTCAAGTGAAGCGTAAGAGTGGAATAATTTATGATCCTGCTCAAAGTGATCCCGAAGAAAATCGAAATCGCCATGTTAGGTAAGATGTATTAAATCTATTTTGTACCCTAATTCCTCTAATATAGGATCATTTTTGTAACTATTTTTGTAATAAATCTTTTTAATACCACTACTCGCAAGTGCTTTGTAACAATTTATACATGGGTAATGGGTTACGTATGCCACACAATCATCAATGGAGGCACCCCTCTTCGCCGCATCCGTGATTGCGTTAATCTCTGCGTGAATAGTCGCTTGTTCATGTCCATTCCTTACAATAGACTTGTGGTCAGTACCCGCAAGGAAACCATTGTAACCCATACTGATGAGTCTGTTGTTCTTCACGAGGACACAACCAACCTTGAGTCGCTCACATGGAGAGCGGATGGATGCGAGTTCGGCAGTCTGCATGAAGTAGTCGTCCCAAGAAATTCGTGTCATTTTGTAGCCTAAGTCTTATAAAGACGCGTAGTTTGTTTAAGTAACATGGAATTTACATATAAACATACAGAAATTTACGATTGGGTGGGTGATGAGGAGTTACGAAATTCCATTATAAATGGTATTTACGAAATCGAAAACTCGAAAATCCTGTTCAACAAAAACAATTACGAGTCAATGGTTTCAAAAATTTTTGGTTGGAAGTCTGCTCTTGAAAGATACAAGGATGCTGTTCTCCCCGATGGGACGGGTGTGGAAATAAAAAAAAGTGGTAGCAGTTTCATTGTCGACGCTATTCGCTACGCCGAAATGTATTACGGTGAATGTGAAGATGGTCTTCATTTGTTTATTAACTTCAAAAAGGGAAACAATCACAAAATCACTCGAATTATGATCGTTCCTAATTGGATGATCATTAAAATGGTGGCCCCTTCTAAAGAGATAGCAGATGCAGAACTCACACTTTACAATAAAAGAAAAGAGATGCGTCAAAGACTGAATAGCCAAGCATACTTAAACCCTAAAACAATGATTGAAGAATTTAATAACATGTAATTAGAACCTAAGTCGCTTAGAGACTTTAACTGAATACATGTTAAGATGGTAAGAGGTGTACGTGGAACTCAAGTAAAGTATACGTGTGATATATGTGGTTTTATTACACACAATAAAAGTGCATACAATAGACATAAAAATCGACAAAACCCATGTGAACCTGGCAGGAGATATGGCACGAAACGAACTACCGAACAAGTTATAGAAGATTTTAGAAAAACTCATGGAAATAGATACTTATATGATAAGTTTGTTTATGGTTTTGATAAAGATCAACTTGCTATCATGACGTGTAGATGCCACGGAGATTTTCAAATGTCCCCTAATAACCATCAACGTGGACAGCACTGCCCTGAATGTGCTAGAATTCACCGTGCTAGAGTTAAAATAAACAAGTACAGAGATATATGTATCACCAAATTTAAAGAAGCTCACGGTGACAAATACGATTATAGCCAGGTAGTTTATAAACTTGGTAGGGAGAAGGTAACAATCATATGTCCAGTTCACGGACCTTTCAAACAAACTCCAGAAAATCATTGGGGTGGTGCGGGTTGTCCAGATTGTGGAATAATTAAAAGTGCAATTTCAAAAAGAAATTCACAGGAAGAAATCATAGCACGTTTCAGGGAAAGATGGCCATTTGAAGAATATGGTTATTCGTATGACAAGTTCGAATATGTTGATTATAATGACACACCTGGTATAATGACGTGTCCTAAACATGGTGACTTTCTACAAACTGCGTCTAATCACCTTGATAAACGAAACGTTTTTGGGTGCTTTCATTGTGGTAACGAACTGGCTGGCTCAGCACACGCTGATACACTGGAGTCTTTTATACAGAAAGCAATATCTAAACATGGTGCTAAATTTGACTATAGTCTGGTTGAATATATTGACTCAACCACTAATGTAAAAGTAAAGTGTCCTACACATGGTATACAAATACAGACACCTTGGTATCATCTTAATGGAATACACGGTTGTGTATTATGCGCAAATGAAACGGTCGGAGAAAAAATGAAAGTTCCATTCGAAGTATTTCTCAAAAGATGTAGAGAACGGTTCGGAGACAGGTTTGATTACAGTGAATGTGAATATGTAGACACTCACACTAAATTTAAACCTCGGTGTATCAAACACGACAAGATATTTGAAGTAATACCCCATGGTCATTTAAAGTCCGAAACCGGTGGGTGTTCATCGTGTTGTACAATTGGTGTATCAAAAAAACAATTGGAGTGGTTACAATATGAACAGCATAAAATTAAACATGACATTCGGAATCATACATCAGAGAAAGGTGAGTATAAAATCCCCGATGTAGGAAAAGTTGATGGGTATTGTCACGAAACGAATACGGTTTATGAATTTCATGGAATATTCTGGCACGGTCATCCAGATTTTTTTGACCCGAATATAGTTCACCCTATATCAAAAACCAAAACATACGGTGAAAAGTATGAAGAAACTCTTGCCAGAGATGAAAAAATACGGAACCTTGGGTATAAGTTAGTAACTATATGGGAACATGAATGGGATGAAATTAATTCCGAAGGTCTTTGTCAGCCGTGTAGTACGTTTTCCCCTTAACTACAAAACTATGCACTCTCGCGTACCCCCACGCTTGTGGAGAAGCTCCCGGACGATGCCCGGTTCTCCACGCAGCGAGTCCTCGATTGTAAATAGTCTTTATGGTTTTCAAAGGAATTTTAGTAGCCTTAGCAATTTCAGGGAGGGATTTGACTCCCGGATACAGTTTTCTAAACTTTTGCGTGTAGGAAGAAGTTTTCGTTTTTTGGCCTTTGTCCGTCTTAAATTTTCCATAGTCTTTTTTGAGCATCTTCTTGTAACGAGTCTCAACCTCTGCCAACGTTTTGAGTCCTCTGAAGTATTTAAGTGGTGCATAAATTTTGCCTTTAGTTCGTCGAAGTTCACCAACTTTTTTAGTAATCTGATCATCACTGAGAGGCATCTTATTTTTTACTGAGATTTTTTAGGTGTTCCATGAAAGTTTCACCCTTGTGTGCCTCGGGGAATCTTTTAAAATACAACTCGTAAACATTTGTACCATTCAAATTTACATAGAATAGGTATACCATAGTTATCATAGTAGTAATCATCAGATCTGTCGTATCAAAAATAGACCTGGACGAATAACTCATCACTGTAAACAAAAGTTCTAAAGACATGATGACTACCTTCTTTGTCCAGTGATATTCACGACGGAACTTATATAACACCAAGTATGTTGCAACGACGAGTGCAATCAATAATGGCAAGAACGGTGAATAAGATGTAAACCCTAATCTAAAAAGGATTGCTAAAACCCATAACCACCAACTGAAAACAAGAGTTTTGTCGTTCATCTATAATAGATATAGAGAAAAGATCAGAAATATCTATATGAATCGGGTGGCTATAAATGTAGATGAAGTTTTAGTTGAGTTCCTTAAACCAATGGCTCAACATAATAATTTGAAACTTCCTTCAAAACCAAGATATTCGTATGTGTATAGAAATATCTTCGATTTGTCCCAAAAAGAATCAACAAAAATGGTACGCGACTTTTATAACTCGTGTACCTTTGATAACTTAGAACCCATACACGGATCTCGTGCAATTGTTCAGATGATGCGACCAAAAACATCCAAACTATATGCAATTACGGGTCGTCAGGAGTGTGTACGATACAAAACAGAAAAATGGTTAGACGACAATTTTCCCAGACTTTTCGACGACTTGATTCTGACAAACAGTTACACTTCCCAAGAAGTTTGTAAAGCCGATGTGTGTACTTCTTTAAATATAGATACTATGATAGACGATAGTAACATAGACTGTGGTATATGTAGATATATGGGTATAGAACCCATACATTTTGGAGGATACGATGAGAAAATGTACCCTTGGTGTTATGAAGATGAGACCACCGTCACGAGTTGGGTGGAATTATACAAAAAGAATCTACTTTAGACTCTTGATGGCAGATACAATGTTGGGAAATATTTTCCCCTGGAATTTGACACGACCCGTCTTGGCGTTAAAATAACCCTCGTGTCCATTGAAAACTGCTCGGTGAATGTCGAGACCCATATAAAAAATACAATATTATATTTAGTAGATATGAGTCTTTCCATCATCATGGGAAATATGTTTTCGGGTAAGACCTCCGAACTTATCCGAAGACTCAAACGTTTGAAAGTTCTTGGAAAGGAAATCATCGTGGTAAACTCAGCAAAAGATACGCGATCACCAGATGAAGTGTTGAAAACACATGATAATGTAAAATTCAGTTGTCACAAAGTTCATGATCTTTTTAGCCTCTTAGATAGGGAGGCGTTTGAAAACGCAGATATCGTAGCCATCGATGAAGCACAGTTTTTTCCTAGACTGAAAAAATTTGTGGAACATTGTCTGTATCAGAAGAAACAAATCATACTAACAGGTTTGGATGCCGACTCTTTCCAAAGAAAGTTTGGTGAACTCATCGATTGTATTCCACTTGCATGTGAGGTTGTAAAGTTGTCAGCATTGTGTATGGTGTGTAAAGATGGAACATGCGGTCCGTTTACCAAACGAATTGTACCGGATAAACAACTGGAATTAATTGGAGGAAGTGACATGTATGTGGCGGTTTGCAGGAATCATCTTTACCCAGATGAACTCACACCATCCGATTTGTGGTGGACAGGTAGATGATTATTAATACTTAAACCCTAGCATTCTCTTCTGCTTGTTTGTAGATCTAGTAGGTATAGGAACACAAATATTATCGTTACTGTGTACCCATTTATACCCATCATGTGCCGTCCACTTTATCCCATGCTTTGATAGAGTTTTACGACACAATACACAGGGTAAGGATATTGCATCTCCAAGTGTATTCTTTCTCTCGACTACCAATTGGCCATATTTTCGATGAAGCCAATCTGTAAATTGATGAGGCTTTTTGCCACTCTTAATGCACTTAATGTACAGGCTACGTATAAGTCTTCTTTCTGCACACAATAAGTTATCACTTAGGACGCCTGGACCCCGTGACATATAACTTGTCACCGTGCAATACTTCATAAATAATATCAAGGTATTATAAATATGATGTTCACCCAGGTGCAAGTTATCCTTATTGCATTGTTTCTGTTCATTCTTGTCTCGACGAAGAACTTAGGTAACCGTCCAGCTATTATTATTTTTGTGGCGACGACTCTTCTCCACATGTACGATCATCTCTTCCTACTCAAGCGTGGCAAGGAGAAGAAGCTTGTCGAAAACTACACCTGCCCTTCCTGCAGCGGTGCTTAATTTCTAAGTATATAGAAATGCCCCACTGTTACGAAAAATACCAGCCCGAGACTGAGGCTGAGGCTGAGGCCGAACCCGTCGAGAAGAAGCTTCTCATTATCCCCAAGATGCCTTTTGGTCTCACTGTTTTCCAGGTTGTCCAGGTACTCATGCTCTCTTACATCATTCTCAAGCAGAATAAACTTGTCTAATTATAGTAATGAAGGTCAGACTCATCAAGAGTCCCAACCCCCAAAAGAAATTCAGAGCGATCTTCGAAAATGGTCGTAAAGTAGACTTTGGTGGTCGAGGCTATACTGACTATACAATCCACAAAGATCCAATGCGGATGCGTTTATATGTTCAACGTCACGGAGGAAACGTTCCAGACGGCGATCAAGATGTACACAGGCGTATGTTGAGCGTCGACAGGAGTGATAAAGAACGTTGGTCTAAAAACGGTATGTATACCGCCGGTTTCTGGTCTAGGTGGTTACTTTGGAGTCAACCGTCTATGACAAAAGCTAAGCGACTGATGTCCTCGCGTTTCGGTTTGCGATTTGTTTAAGACCTCTACGATTTAAAGCACCTTGAAGATTTTTGAGTAAATTTCTTGGCATCACAGGTCGCACGTTACCACCACGAGAGGGAACAACACGCTTCATAGGAGGAGGTGGTGGAGGTGGGAGAGGAACTCTGGTACCCATGTTTAACAGAGATTTGCACATACCAACTGTCTGTTTTGCATTTTTAACACGGTTTTCCATGTTTCTACGAACTTTTTTACGCAACTCTTTAATGGTTAATTTCATACGTCTACCATTCACATCTTTTGTGACACGCTGACCAGTTGCCTTAACTTTTTCCTTCAACTGCTTGTAGTCCATTAATATTGATAAAGAAAATGTTTGAAATATAATTATGTCATATAAAGAAGATCTAACAGAGACGAACCGACTCATACGAGAAGTACTTCTTCCTGAGATGGCAAATTTAAGAGGGGAACTTAACGAGTTGCGGCGATATACCTGGCCATATATACAAGCTCTAAAAGAGAACAATCAACTTGACGACATTCAAGCGAAGCGGAATTTTTCGCATCACTTGGATGATGAAACATTACTTCAGTTACTGAAGATCAAGGCTCTTCATCATCAAAGACGAGGAGAGAATGGAACTTTGACACTAAGAGAATTTGATTTGATTAGAAAAAATTGTCCGTCCGGTACGTCTTAACAGTGTAAACACCATCCTGTCCGTATACTGTTACCTGTTCACCACCATACAGCTCGGGGCAACCGATGTCTTCTGTGCATTCGCGACCATCGATGGAAACTGGGATGGGATAAATTTGGTCACCGAGGGTGGTTGTGTGATAGTGATAGCGGTCACGCCTGTTACGAACTTCGCGGCCATAGAGGGGTAAAGTTTCACCAGCCTCGTTTGAAAGAAGACCAATCTGCTGGAAATATCCGGGTTTGTATTTCTTGATGGGTGGACCCCTGTACTCTGGTGGCATCCGCTGACTTTCCACCTTTACGGGAACTGGTACCTTCACTGGGACGGGAACCTCCACTTCGATTGGATTCCTCACCAAGGCGTAAATCATGATCACGGGAATAGACAGAAGAACTATAGAATTGACAAGCTTATAGTTAATCTTCATCTTTATAATAAGCCATGAAAATATTGGGGATCGATATCGGATATACAAACATGGGCCTGGTCATGGCATTATGTCACGGACATAGAATAGAAATTGAATACCTAAAAAAGGTTGATTTGGGAGACTACAAATATTCTGGTAAAAGTAATGATACCGCCGTTTTGATATCTTTATTTGTGGAAGAATATGAACATATATTTAAAGAAGCTGATGTGATTCTCATAGAACGACAACCACCATCTGGGATGAATAATATAGAAGCATTACTACATTACATCTTCATGGATAAAGTAGTTTTGATATCCCCTCTTAGTGTCCATAAACACTTTGGTATGGATGGTTTAAACTACGAAGAACGAAAAGAAAGAAGTGTAAGAATAGCCAGACAATACATAGAGGAAATACCATATGATCGTGAACACGATATAGCAGATGCTCTATGTATGATTATACATTACAACTGGAAAGTGACTATTCATTTTTTCGACTCATTTAGATTTAAACCCCATGATCGTATTAATGCGGCCAAGTCTTATCTGAACCAACATCCAAAGGGCAAAAGCGGATAACTTAATAATCTTACCAGACGCGTCATCTGAAACATTATACACTGGGTCAAGAACTCGTGACATAAAAGTTTTCGATTTTTCCTGACCAGTTAAGTATACCTCAAGTTGTGTCAGACAGCATGTGTCATCATTGGTTATCCAGTGGAAAAATACGAATGGTATGAACAGAGAGTACATCTCAAGCCATCGAACATCTTTGACAAACATGGGGACGATCACCGCCGCCACCAGCATAAGTAAGTGAATCACAAAGATTATGTTCATATATAGTAGACGATGAAAAAATCGTGGAACGATCAACATGAAAATATATTGAGACAATGGGGTGAGGCCTCGGCCTGTTATAGGTACATGAACCACCGAGCCTTCCTCATGTACAAAACTCTTTCGATGCGTTTTACATTACCAGTCATCGTTCTTTCGACAATCACGGGTACGGCCAATTTTGCCCAGGATCAGTTTCCAGAATCGATACAGGGAAGTGTTCCTGCTATGATTGGTGGTCTAAATCTTATTGCCGGACTTATAGCGACCGTGATGCAATTCTTAAAAATTAATGAATTAATGGAGAATCATCGAACTGCTGCACTGTATTACGGTCTATTGTCGCGTAATATTAGGTTAATGTTAGCTCTTCCACGCGAAGAACGTAAAAAGGATGGTCTCAAGTTTGTCGAAGAATGTAAAGCTGAGTACGATCGCCTCATTGAGCAATCACCACCCGTTCCAATAAACATCATCAAGAATTTTGAACTGACGTACCCAGATGATGATTGTGATTTCATTAAACCGGAAATACTTGATGTTCGACCCATTCATGTCATAACTGCTATCACCGAAGATACACCATTCTCTAAGGTGGGGAAAGCTTTCCAATCTGATGAAGAGAAGTCTGAAGAATCGACAGACGTCGAACAAGGTGAACGACGAGAATGAATAAGATGAGGTTGAATATAGTTATAGATAGAGCGTAAGGGAACACTTTCTGTTTTAAAGGTTTGACTACCCTCTCATGTAGTGCGTCATTTTCCAGCACCAAATCTATGGCCTGATTAGTAAGATCATCCATGGACCGCTTCATTAAAATAATTCCACAAAAAAACAATGACAAAGGGGACACGGTTCACGTCGAAGAATTCAAACGCATTAAACACCTGATTAACGAGAATCAAAATGTATTTATATGCGGTCCAACCGGTGTGGGTAAAACACATTTACTTAGACAAGTTGTTGATTTGAACAGATGTATAGAAATACATAAGAAGACAACAATCGAATATTTGAGTGATACATGTGCACCGATTATTGTGGAAGATTATGATGCCGAACCACTGCTATACAAAAATTTAGTAGATCATGTGGTTGACAATGGGACAGTGAATAATAAATCACTGATTGTGACATCTATCAATGGGTACCTACTTCCAAACTTTCAAACAGTTTTTATTAAACCCCTCACCGTAGATCAACTATTGACTATAAAGAATGGTAAAGATGCTGAAGAAGCAGCAAGAAAATCAAAAGGGTCCGTTCGAAATTATCTCAACTACATGGAAAATTATGATGACATAGATGATTTTAAAACGTCAAAGGAATTCGTGAAAGAAATTCTGTGTACAACCGACCCGTTCCCATGGTATGATAGTATACCCGAACATGGTCATATATGCGACACCCTACAAGAAAACTTTGTTGAATCAAAGGGTGCAGACATTATACGTATATCAAACTCCCTCTCAGAAGCCGACGTCTTTGATACATATATTTATAATGGACAATGGAACCTACTCCCTTATTATACTCACACGGGTATACGAATTCCAAAAGCGTATCTTGAAACTCCACTCAATCCAGATACCATCAGATCTGGTAGTGCATGGACAAAGTATGGAAATTTTAAAATGCGTTTCAAAAAGTTCAGTGAAATCAGACGAAAATCCGGAAACCGCCTCGGAGTGGAAGAGATGTGCCTATTAAAGAGATATGCAGAGCTTGGACGCTATGATAGGTTAATAGACTATGGAATAACTCCACAAGATTTTGACGTGATGAACCACCTAGCAGTGACAAGTAAGTTAAAACAAAGAGACGTCACAAATATAAAAAAGGCTCTCAAAAATGTCATCGAAAGACGAGAGTGAAGATACCCCGACGACCGTCAAGACCATCGGTAACGAGATGTTCTTTTACGGAGAGATTACCCAAGAAAGTATTCTAGAATTTACCGAATGCTTCAAGAAACTTGAGATTGAAGTACTCAAGAAAGCAGCTGATATGTATGGGTACACACCTATGATTCGTGTTCACATTATGAGTGAAGGTGGTGATCTATTTGCAGGTATCGCTGCCATGAACGTCCTAGAGAAGTCTCGTGTGAAGGTTACTACAATTGCTCAAGGGTCGTGTTGCAGTTCTGCCACCTTCATGCTACTTGGTGGATCGGAGAGACTCATGGGTATGAATGCCCATATCCTCATTCATCAGATTAGTACAGGTGAATTTTGGGGTAATTACGAAGAAATGAAGGATGAAGTGAAATCATGTGGCAAGTTCATGAAGGCCATCAAAGACATCTACATGAAAAAGACGAAAATTCCAGATAAAAATTTCAAGAAAATGATGAAGAAGGACGTATATCTTCCTTCGTCTAAATGTTTAAAATATAAGATCGTTCACGGGATTGCCTAATGTCGACCGATCGTTTATACAATCCCAAGATGACGAGACATATAAAAATTACACACAATGTGTTCAAATTAAAATTGTCCTCATCTGGCAACCTAAGTCGCTCCATCCTACCATAATTGACAACTGGTAATTCAGACATCTATTTAAAACGTACATTTTATTATCGTATAATGGAACGCCTTATCCGCCAAGACAAGCACGATCGTCAGCGATACATTGACATCCGGGTTGAAGACCTGAAGAATGGAACTGCTGACATTGTGAAGACTTCTGGTATCGTGGGGAGTGACAAGTTTACTGAATCACGAACCAATGTGAAGACTGGTTATGAGAAAGCTCTCAAGCGAGCTCAAACCATGTGGAATAATGAGCATGCAAAGTGTAATCAGGTGTTGCCCATGCTTGCGAACAAATGGGAAGATCGTAAAAAATACATCTCTCAACCTTTTTACGTTCAACCCAAACTCGACGGGGTTCGTCTCTTGGTATCCAAGGATGGTGGTATTTCAAGAACTGGTAAAATCATTCCTGGAACTGAAATTCTGGGTAAAGGTCTCAAGGAAGGTCAATACGTTGACGGTGAAGCGTTTGACCCTAATCTCTCATTCGAGGATCTCACGAGCACCTTCAAAACAGATCCTTTGAAGCTCAAGTTCCACGTGTTTGATTACTTTGATATGAATGCACTGGATATGACATTTGAGCAGCGTTGGGAAACTGTAAAGTCTCTCAAGAACAAACACTACGAATACGTCAAGACGACACTCGTTATGCTGCGAGAACATGTTCCCATGGTACACAAACAGCACGTCGAGGAGGGTCATGAGGGTACTATGATCCGTGACAAGGACAGTGTATATGAAGTTGGTCAGCGAAGCAATTACCTCCTCAAGCACAAGGATTTTCAAACCGAGGAGTATGAGATTGTTGGCGCCAAGACTGGCCATGGTCGTGATGCAGACGCAGTTGTTTGGGTCTGTAAGACACAAGATGGTCATCAGTTTACTGTTCGACCCGAAGGCACCATCGTCCAGAGAGAAGAGGATTACAAGAATCGTGAGAAGTTTATGGGAAAGATGCTTACCGTGCGTTTTCAGAACCTGACTGCACAAAACGTGCCACGATTCCCTGTTGGTGTGACAGTTAGAGATTATGAGTGATACGTATGCATGGATACTATCATAGAAGGAATAGGTCTTTCGAGTTCTGTGTTAATAACAATAATGTTTGTTCCTCAAGTTGTCCACGTATATGTGACTAAAGATACACACGCAATCAATTATACATTCTTAAATATAAATCTTCTCGCAAGTGCTTTAGGTTTGGTATACTCTATATACTTCACTGTCATACCAATGATGGTAGCAAATACTTCAGCCGGACTTTTTTCAGTTTCGCTCATAAGTATGAAATACTTAAACAATAATCCCCCAGTTATAGTAAATGAACCGGATCGCTGTTGACGTTGACGAAGTACTCGTTCCCTTTTTGTTTCCGATGGCCAAATGGCGTGGCCTCAGTATGCCTAGGAAAGAAAAATACCCATACCTCTATCGTGACATCTTTTCAATTCCAGAAGAGGAATCTCAAAAGATGGTACGAGCGTTTTACAGCAGTCAGGCCTTCAAAAATTTGAAACCCATTCCAGGTGCTCGTAAGAAACTTACTCTACTTCGTGAGCGAACAGACAAGATTTATGTCGTTACTGGTAGACAAGATATTGCACGAGAGACAACTGAATGGTGGCTTGATAAGTATTTTCCGGATATTTTTGATGATCTCATTTTGACAAATAGTTTTACCCCGTTTGAAATTAAGAAAGTAGATGTTTGTCGTTCTCTTGCCCTTGACACAATTATTGATGATAGCATAGGCATTTGCACCGATTGTATCAGTAATGGAATCAATGCCATTCATTTTGTTGGTGAAGATGTATACCCTTGGTGTGAAGAGACTAATATCAGTGTTAAAAAGTGGGATGAAATTTAATGTTCGATTAATTTAATGTTCGCACTCCTTTGTAAACCAGTTGTTGTACCAACACAGGCCGGTGGTAATCCTATTCTTAGAGCGAACGATTGTCGTATAGCTTATGTAAAACCATCTCAAACTCAAGAAGGTAAACTTGAACTTGAGATACTTGAAGCACCTCCGGTGTATATAGGCCCAGATCATGAAAGTGAAAAGTTCTAAAAGAAAGGATTCGTAAGATTAATTAGTTTTCCGTTTTCCGTTGTTTTCATAAAAATTACTTCATCGCATTCACCCCCTTTCATTGTCATTTCTGGTTCTCCACATGTTGTGCCAGGTGTTTTATGTCTATCACATGCAAATTTAGTTCGAGTTGTAATATCCATGTTCTGGCTATAGCCTATAAAGGTTCTATCTACCTTTCCGTCTTTATCCAGAGCTTCAACTGTAGCCTTCCATGAGTAAGGTCCAAAACTCCATTCATTGTTAACATCTATAGGAGGAGGTGGGTGATCCAGGAGGGAGGACTTGTTTACCCATTTCTTACCACTCTTAATCCTAAAGGGTGTGAGTAACCAACTGGTGATTGTTGACATTTTAGATATAGCACACTTCCTTTTTAAATCATTAACATGTACGAATAACAATTTATTTTATCACCTTCCTATAAGGTAGCATGTCTTCTAAGAATTTCTACGGACTGACAGGAGACGTCACCATTGATGGTGGTATTCTAAATGTTGCAAATACAAACGTATCTGGTAACGTGACTTCCACATCTTTATTAGTGAGCAATGTAGCTACACTAGGAACTACAAAAACATTTGTGGTCACTGTAGATAATAGCAAATATGTGATAGACGGTGACTCACAAGCTTCTCTTGAACTCCACGAAGGTCAAACCTATATATTTGACATAACAGTCCCCAACGCGGGTAGTCACCCTTTCAAAATATCTGAAACTCAAGAGGCTGGTGAATACGAAAATGGTGTAGACGACTCCGTCACTAATTACATAAAGTTCACAGTTCCATTCGGAGCTCCTACAATCTTATACTACTATTGTCAATCTCATACGGGTATGGGAGGACAAATAAACATCTCACCGGCCGCAGAACTCGTCGTTTCTGGGCGTATTGTCGCATCTGGAAATGTCGAGGCTTCCAAAATTACGGCATCTGCCAATGTTGAGGTTACTGGAAACGTCGTTGCATCTAAATTCGTTGGTGATGGTAGTTTACTCACAAATGTAACTGGTGCAACAACATCAGGTTTACAAACAGTCACCGACAATAGTCCAACAACAACTAATACAATTCAATTTACAAACCCTACAACTTCTCTGACTGCGAGTAGTAATATTGTAGCTACCGGAAATGTCACGGCCGACCACTTCATTGGTGATGGTAGCCAACTTTCTGGTATTGTAACTTCGGTTTCCTTAGAAGCTGCTGTAGACACGGGTAATACAACATCAAATACCGTGCAATTTACAAATGTTTTTACGTCGTTGACTGCCAGTGGTAATGTGGAAGTCGCTGGAAATGTAGTAGTATCAGGAAATGTGGAAGCAGCCTACTTTGTTGGTGATGGTAGTAAACTCTCCGGTATTGTAACTTCAGTTACTCTCGAAGATGCTGTTGACTCCGGTAATACAACATCAAATACCGTGCAATTTACAAATGTTTTTACGTCGTTGACTGCCAGTGGTAATGTCGAAGTCACGGGAAATGTCATTGCGGGTTACTTTATTGGTGATGGTAGTCGATTGACAGGTCTTCCTAGTGGTGGTAGTGGTGGAAGTGGAACGGGTCATTGGAGTAAAACATCTGGTACTAACCAATTACATTATAATACCGGTAGTGTGGGCGTTTCAAATACTAATCCAGCACATGATCTTTCCGTTGGATCCAATCTTTATGTCGACGATGACGCGTCTGATGGTGTTCTCATGGTAACAGGTAACGTACACGGAACATACTTTGTTGGTGATGGTAGTCGACTCATAAATCTCCCCGAAGGTGGAGGCTCAACTAACTGGACGACATCAGGTAGTCCAGTAAATAAAATCTATTATCCGCAGAATCCTGCAACCACTGCTGTATCCGTAGGTATCATGAATGCCGCACCGACACACACCTTGAGTGTTGGTTCCAATCTTTTTGTTGATGATGCGGGATCCGACGTCCTCGTTGTAGATGGTAATATTACAGCCGAATCTATGTTTTTGGGTGCACTGGGTATTAAACCATCTTACCCACTTGACACAGTTACTGATGCGGGGAATGTAACACCCCACACTATTTCGTTTACTAACCCAACATTAGGTATTACAACTGCATCCAACGTTGAAATCGGTGGAGCACTTGTTGTTGGTAAAGGTACACTGGGTGGATCGAATTTGGAGGTGGGCGAAGCTAACCTATTCGTTAACACAGAATTAACACGTGTCGGTATTGCCACTGACCAACCAGAGGCTACCCTCCACGTGAATGGTAGTCTTGAAGTAGATGGACCTTTGACATTTGGTATAGTTAACGTTGCCGCACAATATGGACTTGAAGCAATTACCGCTGTTAGTAACACTACACCGCTAACTATTGAACTTCAAAATGCAGATACATCCCTTGTGACTACGGGGAATGTGGAAGTAGGTGGAAACGTAATCACTAGCAAAGATCTCACGGTTACAGGTAATGTAACCACCAACAGTGATCTCACTGTCGCGGGAAATGT